AGCTTGGCTGATAGCTGTACCAGACGCAAGGTATCCTTAAAGAAGGGCGACTTGATTGAAGAATACATCCGTAGCGGTATAGGCTTTGACAAAATGCCAAAGGATATTGTCGAGGAGTACGGCATCGCTGATGTTGTATCCACACGTGAGTTATTTTATGCACAACGTAAGCTATACTCCGAGGACAAAAATGCACCACTTCGTAAGCACCTAAAGCTTATGAATAACTTCCTGCCTGTGCTGGCTACGCTAGAACAGAATGGAATCAAGATTGATTTTTCTGAACTTCACAAGGTTCGCTCTGACTACCAGATTGAACGCTCTGAGCTACAGATAAAGCTGGAAGACGTGTGCCACGAGGTTATGGGCGACCGCCCCATTAACTTTGCATCACCGGCACAGATGAGTGAGCTTATTTATTCACGCCGTATCACTGATAAAAAGAAATGGGCTGAGATATTTAACATCGGCTTAAACGATAAAGGTAAGCCATTGCATCGCCCACAGATGAGCACAGCACAGTTTGCTGCCACTGTGAAGAAGATGACAACGCGCATACATAAAACACGTGCTGTACATTGTCGCCAATGCCTAGGTAAGGGCGAGTTCTGGAAAACTAAGGTTAATGGTGAGCTGTGGAAGAATGCCACAAAGTGTAAAACTTGTGCTGGAGAAGGATACATACAAGAGCCTCTTCCTAAAATCGGCGGACTCACAATGAATCCACAGGGTGTGCTTGATGTATCTGCTAGTGGGTTTTCCACAGATAAAACCACATTGCTTCGGCTATTACGCGCCGCCATTCACAAGGGTAACGAAAGTGCAGAAACCTTCCTGAGAGCCGCTGTACGGCTTAACGCAGTCGAGGTGTATCTTTCTAGCTTTGTAGGCGGTATAGCCCGTAACGTGAAGCCCAACGGGATATTACACCCTAAGTTTAACCAATGCATTACTCGTACCACTCGCCTGTCTTCATCTGACCCTAACTTTCAGAACCAGCCACGGGGTAACACGTTCCCAGTGCGCCGTGTTGTTATATCTAGGTTTGACAACGGTACAATATTACAGGCTGACTATAGTCAGCTTGAGTTCCGTGTTGCCGCACAGATGAGCGGTGATGAAAATATGATTAAGGATATTTTAGATGGAGTCGATGTTCACAAGTACACTGCGTCAGTTATTTTTGATAAGCCAGAAGCTGAAGTTACCAAGGAAGAAAGAACGGATGCGAAAGCGCACACCTTCAAACCTCTCTATGGAGGGTCTTCCGGCACACCAAGTGAGATGGCTTATTACAAAGCGTTTACAGACAATTACCCAAAGCTTGCTAAATGGCATCAAGATTTGCAGACTGAGGCTATATCACACAATAGTGTCACTCTGCTTACTGGTCAGCAATTCGCTTTTCCGGATGCTAGACGCCTTGCTTCAGGTGCTGCATCGGGAGCGCCCTCCATCAAGAACTACCCTGTACAAGGTATGGCGGGTGGTTGCTTGGTGCCGCTGGCAATGCTTTCGTTGCACAGCGCACTTAGACATAATGGCTGTAAGTCTATTGTCATCAATACGGTCCACGACTCTATAGTTCTTGATGTATTTCCTGGGGAAGAAGCACTCGTTGCTAGGATTACATATGATGCAATGACTGGTGTGACTAGGGCTTTTGAAGAATTATACAATGTCAAGTGGGTGGTGCCACTTGAAGTCGATGTTGAGGTAGGAAAAAACTGGCTAGACATGGACACTTTTACGCTTGACTACCAACAAGCAATGTGATAAAACCTCTATTCAAACTAAGGAAGGGTCAAAAATGACTTCATTACCTACTATAAATAATGGTCTATCTTTTGAGCAGTTAGCTCAAATTACTGGACAAGAAATGCCTCCGAAGAACAACAACAGCCTAACGGTGTTGAAAATTAATCGTGACTTTGAAGATGATAACGGTAATCCGTTGCCATCGGGTACGTTCACAATTAATATGGATGGCGAAAACATTTATGCTAAAACAGTTAAGTTTCAATTGTTTCAGCAACGTTATCAGTATATTCACTATGACCAAACTGAAGGTGAGTTCATAGGGAAGTCGATTATGGCAAACAATCTGTACCCGCAGACAGAGGTTCCCGACTCAATTGGAACTATGCGCTGTGGTTCAGTGCCATCATCTAAACGTGAGAACCTGACTGTAGAACAGGCCACTAAGCAGAAAGATATTAAATGCTTCCGTATGCTTTTTGGCAAGATTACATTCAATGATGCGGTGACAGCTAGCGGTGAGAAACGTGAAGTTGTGGGTATGCCGGTATTGTGGAAAGCACGTGGTGCTAACTTCATGCCTATCTCCGTACCTTTGGATGCGTTGACTGCCCAACGCAAGCCATTCATTTATTATGACATGGATGTTTCCTTGAAGAAGGAAAAGAATGGTTCTGTGATTTACTATGTCGGTACATTTAAAGTGGGAAATGGTCCACTTGACTTTACTGAGGATGACCAGCAATTGTTGATGGATTTCAATTCTTATATTGAGTCCGAAAACAAAGATGTGATGAAGGATTACGATTCTGCATTACGCTCCGCTGGAAACATAGTTGACGTAGAATCAACCACTGTTACAATGGATGATGTACTTAACGATGACTTACCGGAGTCAATGGCATCATGAATGTAAATCAAAGTCGCCTTCTTTCATTCCTTTCAAAGGCGGCTCGTGGGGAGGCAGAAATGTCTCCTCACACCCTTGATAGGTTTGCACAATACGCGCGTGATGCTATGGAGAAACAATTCACTCCAAAAGATAAAGCATTTACATTGCGTATGAGTAACATCGGTAAGCCAAGCTGCCAATTACAGATGCAAGCCAAGGGCATACAACCAGAATCCCCATCATATGATTTTAAGATGCGTATGATTATGGGAGACTTAATGGAAGCCGCCATGTTTACATTGATGGAAGCGGCCGGCATTGAAATAAAATCTAAACATACAAAAGTATCCCATCAAGTTGGTGACACAGTCATCAATGGTGAGTATGACGTCGAACTAGATGACGGCATCTGGGATATTAAAACTGCATCACCATTTGCGTTTGAGCAAAAGTTCAACACGCCTGATGGCTTTAATAGAATTAAAGATAAAGATTCATTTGGTTACGTAGCACAGGGTATTGGCTACGGTATGGGCGCTGGAAAGCCTTTCAAAGGATGGATTGCTTTAAATAAATCTACTGGAGAAATCGCTTTTACTGAGGCCACCGATAATGATACGGAGAAGGAAGAAGTAAATGAGAAAATACAGAAATCTATTTCTGCAACAAACTCCACTGAGCCGTTTAAACGACAGTTTTCTGATGCTCCAGAGTCTTTCTACAAGAAAGAAACCGGAAATCGGGTATTGGGGTTTGAGTGCACATGGTGCGACTACAAAGAACATTGCTGGGAAAACTTGGAATTCAGAAAGCAATTACCAAGCAAATCCAAAAACCCCAAGTATGTCTGGTACACACACATCACAGACTACTGGCGTAATCATGACAATACAGTACAGGACACCTGATGGTGCTGCGTCAGCAAAAATCTTTAAAACGACTGAAGCGGAAGCCTACGACTTTATCACGGAGCTCAAAGAAGGCATCCCCTTCCCCACGCTCTACTGTGAAGGCCAAGTCTGTGCCTTCTCAGCGAAGCACATCAACGAAGTCCGTGCCGAAAAAACGGATGTCGGTGAGGTCAGCGAAAGCAAAGGGTCGTAAGTTGCAGAACTGGGTGGCAGAGCAGTTGCTAGGTATTCTAAAGAAAGTAACTTCTCTGGATGTCCGGTCTACCCCAATGGGTGTCAATGGTGTTGATGTACAGATGTCAACTGCCGCTTACGTACAGTTTCCTTATGACATAGAGTGTAAGAATACAGAGCGTATGACTACGCTTTATAATTATTACGAACAGGCAATTAGCCATGACTCCGGTGGAGAACCTTTGTTGATTGTAAAAATGAACCACAAAAAGCCTCTTGCTGTTGTAGATGCAGAGCATTTTATAAAGGTAGCCACATGTCAGAAAAAAACCCAGTAGACTTAAATCCAGGTGATTCTGCCGTTGTCGTACGCCATGAAGATGGAAACGATGGATTTGGAATTGAAATATATCATCACCCATTAACAGATATGGATGAAGAAGATTTAATATTTTACACTTTGTTAACCAGAGGTATGGCATTTCAAGCCACAATAGATACAGAAGCGGTATTAGAGTTTGGTGAAGAAAGCCTCACTGATGGCAAAGATGTCAGCATAACGGAGCATTAAATGGCAAATATAATTAAAGCGTTATCGTCACATGCACAAGGCAGCATTGCTTTGCATAAGACAAATGTTATGGTATATTTAGAGAATCCAGTGGGCATTGGAGAGCATTCAGATATACTTGAAGCTATCCAAGGTGAGCTGGATAAAATAGCTGTGCATCAAGACCGTATGGACTTGTTGCGTGTTATACAAAAGGAAAGTGAAAACAAACTATAACAGCATGTAGGAGTCGTGTAGTGAGACACGTAGATTTGTGTAGTGGTATCGGCGGCTTTGCTCTAGGATTTGAGCAAGCTAATCTTTCAACCCCAGTTATGTTCTGTGATATAGAACCGTGGTGTAGAAATATACTTAAACAACACTGGAATAACGTACCTATTAAATCTGATGTAAAGGAATTAGCTAATGACCCAGACAACCTTGTTCCCGATTGCGACATCCTCACAGCAGGATACCCCTGTCAGCCCTTCTCCCAAGCGGGTCGCCGTGAAGGAGCGCAAGATGACCGCCACATCTGGCCGTACATCCTTAAAATTATTACATCCAAAAGACCCTCTTGGGTTGTTCTCGAAAACGTTTATGGTCACATCAGCTTGGGGCTCGACCAAGTGCTCCTTGACTTGGAAACCAAAGGCTACGCCACAAGGACGTTTGTTGTTCCAGCTAGCTCCGTCGGCGCTCCCCACAGAAGGGACAGAGTCTGGATTGTGGGCTACACCGAGGACAACGGACGTGACGGGCGGACCGAGGCAACTGGACGAGAAGGGTCGCAGGATAAGCAAGACGAATCCAGACCTGAAATTCGGGGCGAATCTAGCGGACCAAGTACGGATGTGGCCGACACCAACCACCAGAGATTACAAGGGCGGTTATCAGGGTGGCAGGATACGCAACGGCAAAGTGTCAATGGACACGCTGGATGTAGCAGTTCAACACACCGACAACCAGAGCAAAACTGGTGGACAACTGAACCCGATGTGGGTAGAGTGGCTAATGGGATACCCAAAAGGGTGGACAGACTTAAAGGACTAGGCAACGCCATAGTTCCTCAAATTGCACAACAAATTGCTGAATCAATAAAGGTGGTTGAAAATGCCAAAAGATGTTAGACGTAGGCTAGAAGCCAACAGTTCTTCAGAACTACAAGAAATTATAGATTGCTATTACCGCTTGTACCCATCCTTGGGCTATGACACAAGAGTTATTAAAACTGCCCAAGAAGATGCTAAGTACGTTGCGTACATGTCCCGCATGGACTCCTGTGATTAATATGAAAAGGCATGAGGAGTATATGAAACAAGCTATGAAGCAAAGTGATGTAATGGGTAGCCCAGAAGACTATCCACCTTCTGCGGATATAGACATGGTCAACAATCCACCCCATTACAAAAAGAATGGGATTGAGTGTATTGAGGCCATCAAAGCTGCTTTGACTACAGAAGAATTTAGAGGGTATTGCAAAGGTAATACTCTCAAATACACGTGGCGTGAACGCTACAAAGGCAAGTCTGTAGAGGACTTGCGGAAAGCGCGGTTTTACTTAGACCGTTTAATTTTGGAACTAGAAAATGAGCAGGAAGATAAGAGCTAACATTACAATATCTGCTTCTATTGATTTAGATGAATTTAACGCTGACGTTGATGAAATTTCTGATACTGTAAAAGACTATATAGAAGATTTACTGTTTGATGTTGAAGGTATCAAACCTGCTAAAATTAGCGTGAGGATGACACATGAATAACCAATTACCTACAGATTATCAGAATTTTATTGCCCTGTCTCGTTACGCGAGATGGAAGGAAGACGAACAACGTCGGGAGACTTGGAGTGAGACTGTATCCAGATATTTTAATTATATGGCTGACCATCTGCATCATAAACACGGTTATAAGCTTCAGCCTGCACTGAAGAAAGAACTGGAAGAAGCTGTACTAAGCCAGTCAATCATGCCCAGCATGAGAGCCTTGATGACCGCTGGCCCCGCACTAGACCGCTGCCACGTAGGTGGATATAACTGCTCGTACGTACCTGTGGATAGCCCACGTGCGTTTGACGAGACCATGTATATTCTTATGTGCGGTACAGGGGTAGGCTTCTCAGTGGAACGCCACTGTATCGAAAAGCTACCCATGGTAGCGGAAGAATTTCACAACACAGACACCGTAATTAAAGTTGGCGACAGCCGACCTGGGTGGGCGAAGTCCCTCAAAGAACTTATTGCTATGCTGTACACAGGCCAAGTCCCTAAGTGGGACGTGTCTGATGTGCGTCCGGCTGGTGCTAGACTCAAGACATTTGGTGGCAGGGCATCAGGTCCACAGCCATTGGTTGAGTTGTTTGAGTTCGTTGTACAGAAATTTAAAGGTGCAGCAGGGCGCCGGCTATACCCAATTGAGTGCCATGACATCATGTGTAAGATTGGTGAAGTGGTAGTCGTAGGTGGTGTACGCCGTAGTGCGTTGATTTCATTGTCTAATCTCAATGATGACCAGATGGCACATGCCAAGTCAGGTCAGTGGTGGGAGAATGAAGGACAACGTGCGTTAGCTAATAACTCTGTAGCTTACAAGACTAAGCCTGAGATGGGTACATTCATGCGTGAATGGTTGTCATTGTACGACAGTAAGTCAGGTGAGCGTGGCATTTTTAACAGACAGTCAGCTATCAAGCAAGCTGCCAAAAATGGACGCAGGGAAACTGGCCATGACTTCGGGTGTAATCCGTGCAGTGAGATAATCTTACGCCCATACCAGTTCTGTAATTTGTCAGAGGTAGTTGTACGTGAGAACGATACGATTGAAGTGCTGAAGAACAAGGTGCGCCTTGCTACCATCCTTGGTACATTCCAATCTACACTGACTAACTTTAAGTATCTTCGCCATGTATGGAAGAAGAATACTGAGGAAGAAAGACTGCTTGGCGTGTCACTGACTGGTATCATGGATAGCACGGTAACTGCTACGGCTGGTAATAAGCTAGAGACCCTGCTTGAAATGCTACGTGATATTTCTGTGCAGACTAACAAGGAGCTTTCTACTAAGCTTCAGATTCCCCAGTCTACTGCGGTAACATGCGTAAAGCCTAGTGGCACTGTATCACAGCTCACAGATGCTGCCAGCGGTATCCATGCACGGCATAATCCTTATTACATTCGTACTGTACGCGGTGACAACAAAGACCCGCTTACACAGTTCTTAGTCTCTGAGGGTATCCCAGCAGAGCCTGATGTAATGAAGCCCGACAGCACCACAGTGTTTAGCTTTCCAATGAAATCACCACAAGGTGCAGTAACACGTACTGCCATGACTGCCATTGAACAGCTCAAGCTGTGGCTAACTTATCAGCGCCACTGGTGCGAACACAAACCATCGGTAACAATTTCTGTGAAGGAATCGGAATGGATGGACGTAGGTGCGTGGGT